AAATTGAATCTTGTGCCGGCAAGCACTGTGATTTTGAGGGTGTTAGGAATCCGATCCGCATGGCACGGACCGTCACCAGTTTTCTTCCCAGGGGCATCTGGGAAGTTTCACCACCGGAAATAACGACGCTAGAGCTGCAAGGCCCGCCTCGCCGCCTCATTCCGAGGGGCATTGCTGGGCCCTGCGGCGCTAGCGTCACAGGACTCGAAATTGCACATCCGAGGGTCTTCACCGCGGCTGGAAGTGGAAAACGCAGGAACGCGTGCCACGCCGGGTGGATCGGATTTTGACTGCAACCCAAGGGGATCTTCAAGAGTTTCACTGATGAGCTTTGCTGGCAACATCATCGCTTGAATGCCCGACCATGTCGACTGCGAGCGAAGAAGAGCATCGAAATTACGGAGTTCGCCAGACGACATACCGTAATCTGCGCTGACGCTCGCGTACTGCTCATCGCTCGCATTTTCATCCCAGGGGAACGGCCCGGACGCGATCTTCCAATACAGTTCGCGATCCTGCTCATAAAGTTGTGAGAGCTGGGCGTCGTCATCAATCTGGGAGAGTTCGATCCCGTACATCTTTCCGACGGCGGTAAGATACGCGCCGACGATAGGGGTGTTACGGTCCGTCGTCCAATATCCGCGGAGCTTGAGAGTGTAGCGCTCCGGGTCACGGCTGACGGCGATAGAAATCTTGTCTACGGCCTTCTCCACCTTGCAGTAAGAGGAGGGCGAACGCAAAGGGCACGGATAGATACGGCTGAGATATTCAACTGGTTCCTCCTTTACCGCCGACGTGGTTTCGAGCTTGCGAACAAACCCGTCCATTCGATCCACGTACAACATTGCGCGTTCCCAGGTCCCGTCATCCACGTAGGGGGTAGCGGGATCGAGTCCGTCGTCCCCGAACTTCGGGCCAATCCACCGGTAGGCAAGCTCAATGGCATACATCTTTGAAAATATGCCACTGATCTTGTGTAGATCCCACGTATCTTGGATAATGCGAAGGTGCTTGAGGAAGGCCTTGTGGGTGAGCATCGGATACGGGCGGTCTTGCCCATCATCCGACTTGATGTACTCACCTTTCTTCAACTCGCCTGTGTCCTCCATAGATCGGAAGACCATCGCAACGGTGGTGGTCTCGAGTTCACGTTCCGAGAAAACGCCGGTATTGAGTACGGTAGTGATGCCGGTGCCACTAGCGTTCTTCATACCGGAGGACTTGACCTTCGGACCAACCTGGAGGGGCATGTCGAAGCAACTATCATAAATGCGTAGAGCTTCAGCCTTATCACCGTCACAGAAAAAGTATTCGATGAACCTCCGGAGGATCCGGTTGGAGTGTTTACAGTGTTTCTCGTCAGCGCCAGTGTAATCGACGCTACGGACACCACCTCCGTCATGATGGAGCTCGTGTGAATGGCTCATGCGATACGCCTCCGATACAGAGTCGGAAATTTCCTGAGGCGTAGAACCAGGGTTGTACCAGCTGGTCTTCTTGAGCACGATCTCCAATGACTTGCCAAGCACACCTGACAGAATAGAAATATCAGGGGCTGGATTCTGGATGCCGCGGGGGCAAGCGCCGATCTTATGCGCCGCCTCAACCTTGTTCTCGACACGACCGATCTCTTCCGTAGAAGGGCCGAGCCCGTCAGTGACCTGGCGAGCTTTCTGGATTTTCTTAGTACGCGATTCAAGGATAAGTTCCCTGTCGACCAGCTGCAAGCTTCCCTTTGCAGTGCCAGTCTCTCGCGCAACGCACTTAATCCATGAGCTAAGAACGACATCAGATATTTTTGTCCATTCCTCGGTTGGAACTGTGGTGTTCTTCAGTCCAACCATCTTCTCATCCACGTAAGCGTCCATGGCAGCAGGAGTCTTGGCCAAAGTCCCAGGATTGTTGCCTGTGATCTTTGGTCCTGCCATGACTGCTTTCGCAGATTCCGCTTCGACCGGAGCGTCGTCTGCCGTTGACTTTGGTCCGTAATATACGACATTCGGCAAATCGCCCCACCAAGCTACAGTCCGAAGCAGCTCACAATAAGCAGCCGAACCGGGCACACAAACGTCCTCCTCGCGCGAAGCGAAAAGTTCGAGGCGTTTGATAGCTTCGTGTACCGTTAGTCCACGGCCACCGTGGGCGTTCAAATACTTGATGTAGTTGTACACAGGGGTGGTCATGGACGCACAGGAACGAGGCGAGGTCTCGTTCTTGTACTTGATGGATACAGTCGGACAACCGGGAGTACCGTTGGACATTACGAGAATATCCTGAGTATACGGCCTCTCGGGGTCACGCGGCACGAGAATGACATTCCGACACAATCTTGGGGTCTGAATGCCAACCGATCCAAGATCATGTTTCTTGGTCCATCGCACCAATTGGTTGGCGATGGCATACGGCATGTTGACCGTCTGCAAAGCGCAGAGAAACACAACCTGCTTAAGCAAATCGGGTTGAGGGTGGCGAATGACATTATAAACAGTGAAAGCGGAGCGGTCCTCGTTCTCGATGTAAATGACATCACTGGCGGTAAAATCCCAGGCATACTGCTTCTTGTAAATGGCAGTTGCCTTATCTTTCCCGATGACTTCGACAAAGGTTCTATCGGAATCAGCATAATAAATGCTCTCGCAAGTCTCGCCTGCAAGCTCAGGATAATAAGATGTCCAGATGATGATATCGTGACCTGAATGCTCAGCCAATGAGGTGTCGTAGGATAAGCAATCAAAGAGGGTTCGCACAGTCTTCATGCCAGGCGGGATATCCGCCGGGGGAGGAACGGCTGAGTGACCGAGGTCCTTCAACTGATGGACGGGACGCTCGCCGTATGCTCCCTTGTCGCGCTGGTTGGATGAAATGCAGGGATCTTGCTGCAAAGCTCCAACGCCAGCGGCAACAGCACGTAAGCTGGTCACTGTTAAGTGGCGAGCAGCAGCGAGGTAAGGATGAGTACTCTCTGACCTCCCGGGCTCAGGCATCTTGGAACGAATGCTAGCCTGAGTGGGAACCTTATAAGCTCTCGCTGC